GCCGTGCTGTGGTCGCAGTTCGTGAATCCTTCTTGGCTGGAAGTAGGATTCTCTCCGGATGCGCGAAACGGAAAAGGCATGGCGTGGGTTGGTTGCCCAGACCCTAGCACGCTTTTTCCAGACCCTCATGCAGTAAATGACCGCGACTGGTCCTACGTCGTTAAAGAACGTTGGTTCTACGTAGACGAAGTGCGGCGCATGTTCCCGGAGCAAGGCTGGCGCATCAAGGCGCATCCCGAGGATAACGAAGAAGTGGACGACATCTCCGACACAGGAAGATTCGATCTAGGCATGGAACTACCACCCGGACCTCTACGTATTGATTCTCCCGAAGGATTTGAGAACCAGAACAAAGGCCCGCGCGTCAGGTTGCGTTATCTGTGGGTGAAAGATTATGCGAGAGAGCGCATCGAAGAAATCGCAGGCAAGAAAACGGCGGAAGGGTTTGAACTTGTCGTTGGACCGAAATTCCGATGGAAATTTCCTGGTGGTCGATTTATTGTGGAATGTCAATCCATACAACTTGCTGACGGACCTAATTTCGTTCCGAAACTTCCTGAAGATGATTTCGGAACATTCCCCTTCGTCGGCGTCTGGTCTCTCCCGCATCTGGACTCTATCTACGGGCCACCTCCCGTCCGCTATGGAAAAGGACCGCAGGAAATCTCCGAAAAGATGTACACCCAGCTCATCGAAAACATGATTCGCACAAACAACGCGCAGTACTGGATTCCGCAGGAGTCCGGCATTGATATTGACGCCTTTGGTGGAATCCCTGGTGAAGTACAAGTCTATGCTGGCGAGAAGCCGCCTACGATGAATTGGGCGAATCCCATTCCGCAGCATATGACGCAGATACCGGAAATCCTTTTGCAGAAAGTCGCGCGATACGTTGGATTCACTCCCGAGCGCCAAGGTCAGGGTGCTACCGGAAATATAAGCGCGGAACTGTTCGATGCATCCGTGTTCCAGTCACAATCCGTTCTGCGGATGAAAGCAAAGATGCTTGCAGAAACCTACCAGCGTTTAACTTCCATTTTTTTCTATATGATGGCTCGCATGAAGGTAAATGAGGACCGTTTACAGCCATCGCGCGGGAAAAATCAGCAGCCTACGGTGTGGACACCGCTACCGCCGAATGCGGATACGGACATTGAACTCGATGAAGTTTCACTAGATGCGAAGTCGAGCGCTATGATTAAGAATCTCGTGATGGGCCTCGCCAAGACCGGCATGATTCCCACGAAATTCCTTCTGGAGACGATGGGAGTTCCTCATGCAGATGAGATCGCGGAAGAGGGACAGCGCCAGATGGAATTAGCGGCTTTGAGTAAACTAAAACGCCCTAGGTAGCTGAAAACAATGAACTTAGAATCAAAAAGAGCATCACACCGAAGATGGAGAGCCAGGAACCTAGCATCTGTCCGTGCGTATGGAAGAAAGCATTACCGAGAGAACAGGGAAAGGCTTCTAAGTTACTACCACCAACCCGGAATAAAGGAACATCGAAGAAAACTATATCGTGAAAATCCTGAAAAGTACCGCGCCCACAGCAGGAAAAAACTTGCCAAGGTAAGAAGGGAAGTTCACGAAGCGTACGGCTCGGCGTGTCAGTGCTGCGGAGAAAAGACTCCAGAATTTCTGAGCATGGACTACATAAACGGACGTAAGAGTGTCGGCCACTCCAACAAGATGACAGGAATCAAACTTTATTTTTGGCTAAGGAAGAACGGATTCCCCAAAAAAGATTTTAGGCTGCTCTGTTACAACTGCAATTGTTCTCGTGGCTTTTTAGGGTATTGCCCACATGAAAAGCATGCCAACACACAAACACACTAGCGAGATGACCGTCACACAGGCGGCTAAGTTTTACAATCGCTCGGTGGCTACGGTTCGCCGTTGGTGCTCGGACGGACTTCTAATAAAAGTCGGATGCCGAGTGGAGAGAGGAGAGACTGGTCGCTGGAAAATAGAAGTCCCTTCCGAGAATCCTCCCAATATCGCTTAAATCGCTCACATGTGGATTGACAGGTTTCGGTAACTCCCCCATCTTCTGATGGTGCATGGCAAAGTTCGAGATAATCCGCATCCGAGAGCATATTCATCCACAGGACTGCTCGCGCGTTTTCCTTGTTCAGATAGCCGTGGATGGAAAATGTTGCGTCCCTTTCTGGGACTCAGTCGTAAATAGGATGAGGCTCGGAGACGATGCGTGGATTCAATCGCTCTATGAAAACGCTGAGGGCTTGATTCGAGAACACGGACCCGCTCCGTATCTATCCTGAGAGGCGAAAATGGCAAGAGGAAGCAGGAAGGGCGCAAAGAAGAATTTGAGAATGGCCGCGCGACGTGGGGCGCGGTACTAGTGGACTGGTCAAAGCCAGAGCCTGTTGATTGGGCGAGACTGGCAGCTTTCATTGATGGCGAGGGTTGCATCACGCTCCGCGCACAGAACAACAACAAGTGCGTCGGGAGGCGGGTTTGCTCCCCGGAAGTTACAATCAACAACACGGACCCGAGACCGTTGGTTTGGATGCAAGAAAAGTTCGGTGGGTCTGTGAGGCCAGCGAAGAATGGTCCCAAGGCAAGAAAGACTTTGTGGAGATGGCGTCCTCGTTACGGCGACATTGAGCCAATTTTATCGGGCTGCTTGCCGTACTTTTTGATAAAGAGAGAGCAGGCTGAAATAGCAATCGCCATCCGTAAGATGTTGAGCAGAAAACATTGGCGTGGAGCGCGGGTCAGCGAAGAAGAAAAGACCGAACGAGAAGCGCTCTACAAACGAATTCACGTGCTGAACTTTCGAGGAACAGAATCAAAACCCTCGATTTATGAAGCCGCGTGATGTAATAAAAACCATTACCGAGGCACCCCAGAACACCGGGTTCCCCGAAAGGGAGGCTGAAATGGCACGACGGCATCGTGGTCGTAAGTCTCGCCGGAAGTAAGCGGCGAAGTTTTAAGGGATGGGCGGCGGCCTGCGGAGAAAGCCGCCCTTTCTCTTTAGGAGAAAACAGTGTCAAAGATTGACGAGGCACAACTCAACCGTAACCGCAGAGTGATGGCGGAATCGACCGTCGAATCTCCGTACAACGCGGTGATGGAAGATTCTACAACCGACATCCCTGAGCACCTGTTTGACAGCGTTCCGAAAGACACAAGCGGCCTGTTGCCGCCTTCGACCAAGGAGTAGAGATGGCAAAGAGAGCAAGAAATAATTGGGACGTGTTCGACACCCCTTACGAAACACAACCACCGGAAGGCTCTGCCGAGCCGGACATCAACTACGGCGGTATTGCCGAAGCAGCCGACCGTGAACCGAATGACCCGAGCGGCGTCCTACCCGAAGAAACCAAGCCGCACAACATTGGTCCTGGCGGCGGGACCGGGCATAGGGGATAAGTGTCAACCCCAGCCAATCCGATGATGGGAGTAGGCGGTGGAAACCCCGCCATGTCTAAACTACTCCCCGTAATCATGGGAGCTTTAGCGAATCGCGCCAGCACCAATCCCGGCCAGCAATTCTCCGAACAGCAAGCCAATCTGCAAGGTTCCGACCCCGGCATGATTGCCCGCCAAGTCGAGCAGTTGAATCAAGTGATGGGCGTCCTATTCGTAAAAACTTTCCAGACCATGCCAAACGTAGCCAATGCAATCAGCGCGGCGATGAAAGCATGGTCTAGGGTCACCAAGGAAATTCAGCAAGCCGCGAATGTCGGGGAAGTGGTAGGCAAGTCCGAGCAATCCTCGCAGCCTCCACCCACAGGCGGTCCACCCATTGATTTCAGCGCGGCCATGCAAGGCCAATCGAGCCAACCCGATGCCAGCGCAGCATCCGGTGGAATGTAAGGAGAGGAAATGGACGACATCAAAAAGTTTCTTGAGAACACGAAAGACTACCCCGACACCACCACGATTACGATTGGCGAAACGCAAGTTCCCCTTGGTTCGCTGCGAGCGCTTAACGCTGCCGAGCGAACCCAACTATCCGAACGCATGAAGGGCGTCGAGGACAAAGAGAAGGAAGTCAACAATCGAGGCCAGCAAGTTGTCGAACTCGCAAAAAAGGCGCAGGCCGCATACGATGCCGCAGAAGAGGCCCGCAGGACGGCGGGCGTCCGCCAGCCCGACCCCGGCGCTGACCCATTCGCAGACCCGTGGCTCGCTCCCGTGAAAGGCGCTCTCGACCAGCGCGACAAGACCATCACCGAACTCCAGAACCAGTTGAAGCAGGTTCTGACCACGGTCGGAAATGCCGCAAGCATTTGGGCGGAAGACCGCTGGGACCGTGAATACCAATCTCTCGACTTCGGCAAGCGCGACAAGAAACCCACGCGAGAAGAACTCTTGAAGTTCGCTCAAGAAAACAACATCACGGACCGGCACAAAATGCCTTCTATTAGCGGTGCGTGGAACAAAATGAGTGAAGGCGACCGCATCGCGCAGACCGCAGAACAAGCCCGCCTTGAGGGAATCGAAGAAGGAAAGCGCCTGGCGATGGCCGCGCGTGTTCCGCCTCCGGGAGTTTCCGGCCCCGGTGCTATCCCTCCGGGTTCAACCGGCAAGCCTGCTGCTGGTGATTTGGGAGACTTGTACTCGGAAGCAATCAAAGACCCTGAATTGCGAGCTTTGCTGGAGCAAATGCCTGCGGGCATCATGTAGAATAGGTGTGCCCAACAAGAGGGGGCATGCCATGCCATTCGCAGACGACGGAGCTGGAAAGAAATATCGAGCTGAGTATTACCTGAAGCACCGGGACGAAATTAGAAGGAAGGCCCGAGAATATTACGAAGCGAATCGGGCCGTATGTAATGAGAGGGTTAAGAAATACGAAGCTCGACTCGGCAAGCCTAAAGTTTTGGCGTATCGGAGATTGCACAACAAGAAGTACAACGAGAAATTGCGTGACGAAGTTATCGCGGCCTACGGCGGAAAGTGGCGGTTGCTGTGCATGAACTGCAATCAGGCCACTCGGTACGGGGATAAATGTCCCCACCAGAAGATTAACACGCAGAGCCTAATTGAAGGGATGGCCTGCTGAAAAAGGAGAGGTAGATGGCTTTCATAACTGGAACAGGAGTTAACCAACCGTCGGCACTGTTGGTGAATACTCTTCAGTCAATATCACAGAAGCTAATCTACCCGAAAGTCGCGGATTTGGTCTTTAGCCCAAGTCCAACGTTTTCATACCTTAACCAATACGCCAAAAAATATTCAGCTGGCGCTGAGATAGTCTATCCGTTGCTGACCACGAAAATTACCACGCGCGGTTCCTACTGGGGCGACCAATTGCTGCCGACGAGCGCGATTGATGCCATCCAACCAGCGGACCAGGTGTGGCGCGGATATTTCCAAGCCGTGACTCTGCCGGTCATGGACATCGTAATCGGACGCGGTGGGCCGGTAGGACTTGACCTCGTGCGAACCTACGTGCAGGCTGCGGCAGGTTCCATGCTGGACATGCTGGCCGAGGCGGTGGCTGGAAATGCTCCGTTTAACTCCTCGACCGACATCGACAGCATCAATTCGTGGGTGCTGCAAACCACAAATACGGTCGCAGGCATCAACCGCTCGACCTCGACGTTCTGGCAGCCGCAAGCGAACAAGTCAGTCGGCGGCCACTTGTCACCGACTACTCTTCTGCCAGCGTATTTCTCTTCGACCTACGGCTACGACGAGCCGAACCTGCTCATCCTGAACAACACTGACTTTGCAAACTTCGAGTTGCAATTCATCTCGACCTCGACTTCAACTGCAACCACGAACGTCATTCGCGCGACGGACAATATCGCGGATACCGCGCCGATTCAAACAGGACTTCGCTACCACATGCGTTTCAAGAACGCCGTGGTTCTAGCCGACCAGCACTTCCCTGCGGGAACTGGGTACCTATTAAACACTAAGTATATATGGATGATTTATAATCTAGGCTCCTACTTTAGGATGACGCCCTGGATAATGCCATCCAACCAAGACGTGATAACTGCTAGAATCCACTTGATCTGTCAGCTCGGATGTAATCGCCCGATAGGGCAGATCGCATTGACTACGATTTCCTAAAGGAGAATCACCGTGCCTTGCGTGAACGTACCGCAGATTGTTTCACAAACAGATTTGACAGGTAAGACCGCAGCGATATCCGAAACCACCCTATATTCCCCGAGTGGTTCGGACAGCCTGAATTATCGTTTGTCTGTCTACATGAATAACTCTAGCGCGGCGACTGGAAACGCCAAGATGAATTTGAATTACACGGACGATTTTGGGGCCGTAACCCAGTCCGTCGTCGTCGGTCCTTCAGCGGTTTTCATGGCACAGGTGGTTTTTGTTTTGCACGTAGCCTCTAGCACATCCATAACTTTCGATGTGACCATTCCCGGAGGCGGGACAGTTTCGTTCGATTTACATATGACCTTGGAAGAACTTTAGGAGAACAAGATGGCATTCAATCGTAGACTCGATTCAATCTTTCCGGGGATGGGAGTTGGTGTCCGTAATGACGCCTCATACTTGCAGACTGGCATAGCGCTATCCACGACAGGACAAGTCTCGAATCCTCTTCCCGCGACTGGCGTGTTTGCTATTGGCTTTTCTGCCGGAAGGCTACGTATCAAGATTTACAACGGCGGCGGTACGACTCCGACGCTGGTTGACTTGGTTGTGTCTGCCTCTGACGGAACGAACACTGTAATTATCGGCGCGAGTATCTTACACCCAACCGTCGCGGTTCCTTTGACCGCTGCTACCGCATGGCTTGAATTCGAGTTTGAATTTATACTCGACGTGGCAACGACTACGGCGGGCGCGGGTGGAGCTTCCGGCCAGTTACTTCCTGGCGGAGCAACTTCAATGGCGGTCAAGACAACCCTTGGCGGGACGACCCCCACGGCTTCGATGGATGTGGATTTAGTGCCACTAATCTAAGAAAAGTTCCAGTCGTGCGTTCGGGAGAAAAGGCTGAAGGCTGAGAGAAAACAGCCTGTCAGCCTTTTTTGTTAAGGAGCGGAAAATGTTTCCAAAGAATAGCGAATCGAGCGGTAGTTCCGGCGAGAATCAGCCCATTCGTTTGCGGCATGACGAACAATGTGTATCGCCGCGCTCAAAAAAAGGAAATAAGAGATTCGTGGGAAAGAACACGACGAAAGAGGGAAGGAAGTCCTCGCGCAGGAGATAGGCAATGCCAGCACTGGTAGGGGACGCGATTATCGCGGGGAGACAGACAATCCCAGATATGACTGCCGTTCTGGTCACTCCGTCCATCGGAACCGCATCGGCTGGCGCAGGAACCGCTTTGCTTATCGCCGGGAATTATTTTTCTGTTGTCACCGCCCGCACAAACTGGGGCGAATCCCTTCCCAGCAGTGAAGTAGGGCCGCAAGCCATCTCCGGCACTCAGCAGTTGCAAATCTCCTGCACGGTTCCATTTGGAGCTGCTTTTATTCGCGTGTATTACACCGCTGCGGGTGGAGCATCTGGAAGCGAGCAGCAGTTCGCAGATTTTACTGTGAGTGCGGCGCAATGGGGAACTCTCGTTACGTTCAACGTAGTCGCTCAAGGGAACCCCGGAATTCCGCCCACACTTAATCGCGCATGGATTCCCGATACGGACGGAAATCTGGTTTCCGCTGCCGCGATTTATCAATGGCTCAATGATGGACTCAAGATGATTTCCCGCGAGACGGGCGGGTTACTCGATTATTCAGGTGTGCAATCTCAAG